CCCATTTGCGTCCGCACTTGCGTACCCATTTGCGTTGGTGTTTGTGTCCGTATTATGGACACAAAAAGGAATCATTGAATAAGTTGCTGCTAAATTTCCCCCTCTGGCTTTCCAAGTAATTCTTCCTTTTTGAGACAATATATTACGAGCTTCAAATAGTTCTGAACGTTTAAATCCGGTTTTGAATTCAATCGTGGATATGGCCACCTCAAACGAATTTGCCCATCTTGCTTTGTTGTTTATGTGCATCAAAGCGTGCCATAAAGCAATAGAAGATTTTGGCAGGCTGTTTGTCTCGAGCCAATCATAGAACGCATTTATCTCTTGAATGTAATTCATAAGCTAGTCGATAGGGTAGATTACTGCTTTTGGATATGCGGCCACTCTCATGTCTTTGCTGATCACCTGGACCCGGTCATCCCAGACTTGAGTAATTTGAGCATTAAACTTTACTGCTCCATCGTTCACTGTTACCTTGTCGCCATAGGTCATATTATCTCTCCATAATTTCAGGGTTTCTTTCTTACTTTTCTTTAGTTTCAAATGAATGTATAGATAGCCTCCAATTGCCAATATTGCGACCGGCAGACCTGTATACAACCAGAGTTCAAATTGTAAAGTGACTAATTCAATTTTTGTCATGATTCCATTAATTGAGGTTGATTAAAAAGATCTGCAACCAGGTCGACGATGCTTTCTTCAATTTGTTCTGTGGCACCTGTCACAGTGGCCGCGATCTCACGTTTGGTTTGAATAATCCGGTAGATCTTCTCATCGATCGTGTTCTGACCAAGGAAGTAGGTACATGTCACAGAATCGTCCTGCCCAATACGATGACACCTGTCCTCGCATTGATCACAGTCCGCAGCAGTCCATGGGAGTTCAACAAAAGCCACCCTGGAGCTTGCAGTAAGGGTTAATCCAACACCCGCAGCTTTAATGCTGCAAATGATAAGTTTCTGGTCTGGATTTTTCTGGAAGGAATCAACGGCAAATTGCCTGTATGACATTGAATCGTCACCGGTGATTGTCACAGCAGCCGGATACTGTTTGTGAATAGCAGAGATCACCTCTTTAAGGTGTGCGAAGATTACAAGTTTCTCCCCGGACTCAAGAATGTCATCAACAAACTCAAATACATCCTTCAATTTTCCCCTGGCTGAAATATTCTTAAGGATACCGATCATGACCATGATCTCCCCTCTGAGTGATCTGGCTATCTTTTCATCATCAGCATCCTTGTATTTGATCAGATATTGAACCAGGCTTGCTTCAGCATCAGCATACTCCTTCCGGGTTGCAATCTCACACAATGCAACCTGTCGCATCTTTGCCGGTAGATCCTTTAGTACATCTTGCTTATCCCTCCTATAAAAGCAATTCAGGTTCAGCTTGTAGTTTAACTCCCTGAGGTTGCTTGCTTCGTTGGGTCCTGAGCAGTAACGTTGCACAAAGTTTTTATAACCACCAAATGCAGCCAGTTGCTCAATAATCCCCAGCTGACTGATAAGATCCTTTGGCTTATTGATTACCGGTGTACCGGTTAAAGCCAGGATGTACTCCTTGCCGGTGCATATTCCTTTGGTAAACTTGGTTTGCTGAGTGGCCAGAGATTTAACCCGATGGCTTTCATCGATTATCACCGATTTAAATATGCCGGTAAACTGTTCTTTGAATTTGATATGATTCAACCGGAGCTTTGCATTCTCAGGTTTATTGATGCTATGTACAAAGTATTTTTTCAGGCTTTCGTAGTTAACTATAAAAACCTGTGTTAATCCGGACTCATAAAAAAGATGAAAGTTTTGCTTAACATTATCATTCAAGATCATCGCCTTTTTGTCAGTCCACATATGCCATTCCCGTTGCCAGTTGATCTTGAGGGATGAAGGGCAAATTACCAGGCAGGGAAAAGCACTGGCTGCTGTTATAGTTGCAATGGCCTGTGCTGTTTTACCGAGTCCGGGCTGATCGCCAATTATCAACCTTTTCTTCTGAAGCGAATATGCAACTCCCGTTCCCTGGAAAGGGAATAAATTCATCTTGAGTGGTATTGGGGTTTCCAATACTGGCAGTTCCGGAATTACTCCTACATTTTCATCCTCGATGTCAAGACCAAACTGGAAGTTGTACCTCTGCCCAAAGCTCCTGACCTCAGCTTCATGTGCTTCAGGTACTACCCAACATTTATTTGTTGGATCATAGCCCCTGCCTGGCAGTTCTTTTACCTTTTCTATCAGGAAGGGAGAATATTTGAATGATATCCGGAAAAATTTTCCTTGTTTAGTGATAATCATTATTTCAGTTTTAGGCGTAGTTGTCTGTCTTGTTTAATCTCAAAATTATACTCGTTTATCAAAGCCAGTGCAAATCGATTCTTGACTAGGTATGCAAAATCTTCAAAGGCAATAATCACCTGCAGTTTTCTCCCATCAATCTGGGCTCCGGCTTTTTTGGCTTTGTAAGTAAGGTTATACCTTCTTTTAACTTTTGGATCCATATCAGAAAATTGAAAGTTGTAAACCAGGCTCATGCTGTTTTTTCGGCATTATGGGTAAAGGTTCAGGATCCGGAACTGTAAGAGATTGAAGTACCGGCATTGGTTCCCCTAGCTTATTATGCCACATACGGTAGGATACAGATTGCTCTTTTTGTAAAGGAAGTAAGTGAGGTATGCCCCCGGTAAGTCTGATCATCGGATTGACCTCATAGCCAAATACAAAATTGTCCGGTCGCAAACTATCCCCATTTAATGCCTGGCCAGTACATCCATGCAAAGCCATATTAATGGCAGTCATTTTTGTACAGATGGCATCCAGATCTTGGCCAACTAAATAATTGCCGGGTGCAACCTTGTTAAAAGCAAGCAGGGTTCTTCCTGAGCCACTGGCAGGATCATTTACAGTCAACCCGGTTCTCTTCTCTCCACACTCAGAAAGTGGTTGCGTAATTCCAGCCATGAAGTCACATACCGTGGCAGGAGTAAAGAACTGGCCAAGCAATGAAGATTTACTTCTTGAAGAAATCTCCTCATATAAGGTTCCCAAAGCATCATACCAGTCCAACTCCTCCACAATCCGGTCATTCATAGTTTGAACCAATGCCACAAACATTTCAGCGAACCTTGGATAATCATCCTTGTAAGTATCCTTAAGCCGCTCAGCTAATTCCTTGTCGCCCTCCCATAAAAAACTGGCTGCGGTATAATCTATGAAATCGCGAAAGATATCGTAGTCATACCAATAGCCTTTGAAGGAATTCAAAACCTTAACAAAGTGTCTGAGCTCGGTCGGAAAGTCGCGCGTTTTAGCCATCCCCTTATTCGTTTTTCGATTTCAGGTCTGTTATCAGCTGATCTATTTTCTCCTTGCGTTTCAGGTATTTCCCTTGCAGTTCAAGTTCAACCTGAGTTAATTGATCAGGATATTTTTCTCGGGCAATCTCGATGAGTGCTTTTGATTCGCTGATTTGAAAATTCGGGCTGCTGTTGTCCAGATGTTTCTTTAGCCAGGATCTCATGACCTTAGCTTTTTGATCATCGGTTAAGCGAATGGCTGCTGGAAGTTTGAGTCTATTTTCCACATAATAGCTCGTACTATCATTAAAAATTTCCTTGTTAATGTCGCTCGATCTAAATCCAAGCATGACAACAAAAGAAGCAATCATCTCATTATCAGTCAGAGGTTCTGCTATTCCAGTGTAACCGGAATCATTGAGCAATTCCTTTGCTGCATTGTAGAGTTTTTCAAAAGTGAGTTCTTGATTGCGCTTATCCTTTGCTTCGAGTTCCTGAATCTGCTGTTTTGCAAAATCAACAGAACCTGGAGCATTCGCACTTGATTTTGAAGAATCGCTCGGTTCCAGATATACAAATTTCCCTACATTCCTACCGACAAGCATAAATGCCTTCCGAAGAACTCCTGTGCTTAACTTTTCCCGATATGCCTTGAGTTCTGCTTCATAGTCCACCATTTCACCCTCAAATTCAGACAGAGCTTCTTGATAATCTTCAGGTTCGTAGTCAGACTCATCAGGCTTCTCAGGTAGCTCTGGCTGATCAACTTCTCTCCACCCAGTGTTCCAGGAGATTTCCAAAGCCGGGACACCCCTTTTCTTCAATTCGTTTAACTTTTTCTCTTCATCACCATACACATAATTTGGGTAGCCAAGAATAATCCCTGGTTCTTCTTCCTGAATCCGCTTTAGCTCACGATCAAAATGAACATCAGATTTTTGTTTGAAGCATGACCGATCGAGGCATACACCTGTGCTTGGAGAGTCAGGAAAAAGAAACAAGTTTGATGAAGTATTCTTAATGCATGCAAGACAGGATCCAGCTTTTTGATTTAAAGTAGTATCATCGATATCAAAAGCAGCATCTTCCAATTTCAGAGTGAAATTCCTTTCAATTTCAGACTTTAATCTTTTCACGGTTGGAAGACTCCAGTATCCAGATAGCCTATCCTTTTCAGTATAATTGCTGCTGTAGAGCTCTCCCTGATCCTTTTCCTGTAGTTTGCAGATTTCGAGAGCATGGCCGATACCAATCACCTCATTCTGAAGCAAGGTTTTAAAATTTGGAATAAGGTCATTCAATTTTAACCGGTGACGAATGTAGCTTTCAGTTTTCCCGAACCTGGTAACTAATGTAGGAATGTCATATTTGCGATGGGTGATTAAGTTTTGAAAAGCTTCAGCTTCCTCCAACGGGCTTACATCTTTCCTTTGAAGGTTTTCGGTGATCATCAGATCCAGAGCTTCCTGATCCTTCAGTTCTCGAACAATTGCCGGAACTTTATCAAGGTTTGCCATCTTTGCTGCTCTCCACCTGCGTTCACCACAAACCAATTCGTAAGATTCAACACCTTTTTTGTATTTTGATGCTCTCAAAATAATTGGCTGCAGAATCCCAACCTCAACGATTGATTTGGACAGTTCATTGATAGAATCATCATCAAATGTTTTCCTGGGGTTCAGGTCACTTGATCGGATGTTCAGTGTTTCGATGTACTCAATTGTTTGCATTGTCGTATTGCTTTAGGTTAATAATTAGGCTGCTTCATTTTCATCGTTACCTTCCTCATCAAAGGGAATCTCCAGCTGCTTGATGGCATATTTGTCAGCAAATAGATATTGCTCAACTTCATAAACTGCAGCGTTTATAGCATCAGCCATCTCGGGAGCAAATTCATAAGGATCAACCTCGTCTGCATACCGGATGAATGGAGTAATTATGTTCAATACCTTGCCGGAAGAAAACTCCCGGGAACCGATCAGGACAACACCTTCATTATCATCTGCCCCTCCAATTGAAAAGCCTTTAATGCGGTAGTCCGACAGAAGAGACAAATCAAAATCATCTATAGTGTTTCGCGCGATCAGCTCGCTCTTCTTAAAATCACAGGCTTTCACCATGTGAATTTTGAGATGGTCAAAAGCAGCAATCAGGTCATCATGAACCAGGGTATTGCACTTTTTTATAATTTCATTTGTAACTGATCCACCTCCCGTAGTGGTGATGGTTTCTTCGAGGTTGACCTCAAGGCTTCTGTCTTTAAGCTTTGCTTTTTTGACTTTGATGATTGACATGGGTTTGAAATTTGGGGTTGATATTGAGGGATTGAAATTTTCTTGCCGGTGGCTCTTTCATATTGATTGAGCAGGGATAAACTTGATTGTTTGATTAAGGATCCTGAGGACCCGGAAGCCCTCAGGATGTTGGTTTCGAGAAACCTGGTTTCATCTAAAATTGTGACGACAGAATTTAGTCGGATCATGGCAGTGAAATAGTCAGATAAGAAGTGGTGGTGGTGGTTGGAGGATTTATTAACTCTCCGGTATTGACATCAGCAATTTCCATCCCTGGCTTGATCGTTTTGAGGAAGGTTTCTCTTTCCTTTACTTTTTCCTTGTAGTAGGTTAATTTGTCAGCGAGCTCATCGTAAACAGAATCGTGACATTCATTGAAATAGAAAGTCGTTTTGGAAGCCTTTGTGATCTTTACGCCCTTAAAAGTGATGGTTTTTTCAGGGTACTTTTCTGCTTCCTCAAAAACGATCTCTTTAACTTCTGGCCGCTTCCTGATGGCAGAAATTGTTTCCTCGAGATTCTTGAGCATGATCTCAAATTCAAGAGGGTTGCGGTTCCCGGACGTGATCTCATCGACGCACATCTGGACGAATGTTTCCCGCTCTGCCTTTGATGATGGCAGGTAGGTAAATTGGGTGATTGCGTTTTCCATGGTTATGATTTAGATTAAAGGTTTTCAAATTCTTTTTCAAGTTTCTTGATTTCCTTCTCGAAGGCACGGGAAATTCTTTCGAAGGCGATTGATAGTTCTTCAACTATTACTTCACGTAGTGCTAATGGTACGCTTGAACTTTCCGTAAAATCTGCATTTATGTATTCGTTTTTTGCAGATTTAACCTGAAGGCTAAGTTTAATCGTATTGAACTTTGAGCCTTATTGTTCAAGCAGATCTTTTGCGGGTTTTATTCTTCCTGTTAGATTTTCAATTTCATCGGTAATTTCCTTACCTCTTTTTAGTTGTTCTGGTTTCATTATGCTACTTGTTTTAAAAGGTGGATGTAATTTTTAATCTGGATGAATTCCGCGAAATCACGGACCAATTGGTGAACATCATCAGAAAGATGATCGTAAGCCAGGCATTCAAAAGGCTCATAAGGTGCGAAGGTTACTCCCGGTAACCGGTTGTTATAAATGCCGGTATAATTGACTACCTCAAAAAGATCGTAAGCAAAAACCGGAACCTGGAACATATCAAGGTAGAATCTCCACTGATAGGAGTTATAGTACTCGGTTGGCGAAGGAGGAGAAAACTTTGTTTTTGCATCCCGGATACAAAGTCCCTCCACACCGTCCGCCCTTGCTGATACCTGAATGATAATCTTACCGGCATCGTACTTCTTTAGAATAGGTACTTCCTTGATCATTTTCTTATGCTCATTCCGGTAATTCACTGCAACCTGAGCCTGATCCTGTGAGAAGTAAATACCATCGGTGAAAAGCTCTCCGGAAACGAAATCCCGGTTGTACTTTTCGATGATCTTATGAAAAGCTCCACCAATTTGTGTTTTATCGTTGCCGATAAACTTTCCGGTAATAGCATCCAGGAGAGCCTCCTCAGTATCCCACTGAGTGAGGCCTTCCCGGAACCTACGGAACTTTTCCAATACGGAAACTGATACCCTGTATGTCATAGCTTAAGCGTTTGCTGGTGCAGGTTCACTCTTTCCACTCTTCCTTGTTTGGGATGGAAGCTGAATGTTATTTGATGGGAGTGTCGATGGTTGAGCAGGATTAGTAGGTGGAGTTGGAGTGACCGGATTCTCAAAACATTTTTTCTCCTTATTGACCACATAACCCAGAGTCTTTGACCGGTCAATAATAAGCTTCTCAACTACTGCACGATATGAAGGAGGCAGTTCCTTTGCAACTGAAAGAAGGTTTGTGAGCTCATCAGGATCATTGCATTCATGAACCTCAGCCTGATACTTTTCCATTTTCTCAAGAGCTTCCTTCTGAGCCTCAGACATGGTTTGAATTGCAAGCTTTACATTGGTGATCAAATCTGCCATAAATGTTTTAAAATCATGGCTGCTCTCATCTGGAATCTCAACCGAAGGAATCCGGGCAACATTTTTCCCGATCGTAGTATCAGTAGGCTCGAACTGGATTGTACGCTTGTTATTGACCGTTTTCATGTAACCAACCTGATCAGCGATACGGAGTAAAAGGTTGTATGATTGGCCAGTTACATCCGGGATCTTCTTTATGATATCCCCTTCCTTTTCATCCTTGGCATGGCAGATAATAACCAGATCTGCATTCTCGCCCCTGCGGTTGCTAACGAAGATCTTAAACTCATCACCTATGGCGCCATAGGCAGCCAGCTTGTTCTTGGCGTTCTTGTAGTCCTGCTTGACCACATAAGCCATCAGGAAGTCATCCAGGGCAGCCTTTGCCGTGTCAATCCCGATGGTGTCGTAATTGGCGAACGTGCCGTCCTTTTCTTCCGCGAGGACATCCTCCCATTTGCTCACAAGCAAGGTGTCCTGGCGATTGATGCTCCGGTCCACTCCCCTATCGAAGTCAAGCAATAGCGGATTTTTGGCCGTGTTAAACAGGGAGGTTTTCCCGATCCCCGGCTCCCCATAAAGAACGATCACAACCGGACGTTCGGGGAGGCTTTCTTCTTTTCTCAAAATTGGCATTGTCGTATTGATTTAGGGTTAATAAGTTTCTTAGTTATCGATTGCATTTGCCTGTGAGCCTGTTGTATCTTTACAGCTCTCGGCAAAGTCGTATTGCTTTCTCTAAAAAGCCTTGTCAGCAATGGCAGGGCTTACTTGTTTCAGGTACTTTTCAACCAGGTAGTGTATCCGGGTATCCTTCTCCAGGAAAAAATCGCCGTTGGAATAGCTGCATCGATGCTGGAGGTATTTGTAGAGCATCGACAGCTGAACGCTGGCTGCAACCTCATCGACGGTGTATTTGGCTTTGAACTCCTCAAAAAGTTGTCGTACTGTTCTCTCGGGTGTTTTCATGCTATTTGGAATTTGGTTGGTAGCGGGAGCAGGATTCGAACCTGCGACCTGGAGGTTATGAGCCTCCCGAGCTGACCTCTGCTCTATCCCACAATTGTTACTTCAGTTTATTTGTCTTTTCAAGCTTATCCAAAACTTCAAGTTCGATCATCGAATAAGTAGCTTTTGAATTTCCTTCCCCTGGCTTCACCCGGCTACAAAGTTTTCGCTGTACCCAAACCTTTACTCTTCCCTCTCCAAAATGCCGGTAGGCTTCCCTTTGGCTGATTTCGTCCTTAATTAGACCAAGTCTGCTCATAGCTTTCCTGGCTCCCAGTTCCGCGATATCAATCAGCTCGCGTTTGTGAATTGCAATATCCTGATCGGTCATATTACCCCCGCCTTTGCTGCAAGTGAAACAATGTGATATTTTGATGTCGCCCCGGTTTTCTCCCGGAGGTTTTTTAAGATGGTAATTACTGTATTGGTAGCGATATGAAGCCGGTCCGCAACCTGCTTGTCGGCAAAGCCTTTAGATATTTCTCTGATCACATCCCGCTCCCGTGGTGTAATAGTTGACTCTCCAACCATCGCAACCCGGTCACCATCAGCATCGCAAAGATTACCATCCACTATGTCAGCTGTATGATTGAATCCGGATAGATAGTCATGGAGGAAACCAAAAACCATATCATTGCCCATGGCATACTTCTTTTTGAATTTTGGGTAATCCGGATGAGAAACAGCCGCTTCCAATGCGATCAAATAAAGCCTGTTTCCAGGGAGTACTTCTGAAACGAGCCCACCGGTCAAGGCATAAAATCGTCCATCTTTCTCAAAATACTCGATGCAATTTATAGCTGTGAGGGACTGGTTCATAAGGCGTCCTCTTGAACCGGTTCATCAATCAAAGCCTCTTCTGGTGTAATGGACAGCGCCTTTGAAATAATGAGAAGAACTTTGTAGGTTGTAAGAGGTCCGTTTGAAATATTGTCTTTCAAAAACCTCCAGAGAGAGGTACGGTTTATCTTCAATTCCTTAATAAGATCCTTTTTTACATCGGATCTCCCGTTTATTCTTTCGATGATCTCAGCTTTGAGTTTCATGATACTTAAAATTTGGTATTGCTTTTTTTAAAACTTTGTTCTATTTTTGAAACGTTATTCCTTTGTCAGGAACTTGTAGGTTGCATTCATTGTGCTGATGAAATCGCTTTCTGCGAAGTCGCCTTTATCAGCATGGCACTTGTAGCTGTGATGTGCTGCATGAATCCGTTTTGAGTAATCAAGAGGATCACTGGCCGAAGCCAGGAAGTCAAGTATCACATCAGGTAAGGTGAACCCATCCGTATCGATTGGGTAAAATGGTTTTGCGATCCTTAAGGCTTCTGCCTTAATCAGGTCCCTGGAAGGAATTTCGGTAAAGGTTTGCATTGTCGTATTTGCTTTATCGGTGTAATGATGTCGCAAATATACAACATTGTTAAGCATTATGCAAACATTTTGCATAAATAATTTAGTCATTTTGCATAATTTTTAGAAATGTCTGTAAAAGAAAGACTTAGAGAGTTCATAGAGTACAAGCATTTGAGTGAAAGAAAGTTTTGCTCAATTGTTGGACTGTCCAGTACTTATATAAGCACAATGAGGGTATCCATTCAGCCTGAAAAAGTGCTTATGATTGCTAAGCAGTTTCCAGACCTTAATACTGGCTGGCTACTAACCGGCGAAGGTGAAATGCTGAAAGCAGATCAGGAACTAACCAGGGAACCGGAAGAGTACAGTAAGCTATATGATATCATCCTGAAGCAACAGGAAACTATATCGAAGCTTACCGACCGGCTTTTGACTTTAACCGAAGACTTTAAACCTTACAAGGACCATTAAATCAAAGAACGATGAAAATGAAATTCAATGTTGGTGACAGCGTTTTCCTGAACCTCCCTGGGTTAATGGACAAAACCTATTTTGTTACAGGTTATCTGAATCCAGAGAAACAAGAGCTTTGGCCAAGGTCGGAATCTCCTATTGTAAGGTGCTTCAGGGATGATAAGTTTTTTGATTTCCCTGAATCACTGCTTAGTCTTCAGGAGTAGTTTTCTGTCCCTTCAGGAAGTCATAAACCTTATCCTGTATTGGGATGGGGTCCAGATATTGAGCATGACTACTGGCCAACTCAGCAGCTTTAATTCGGAGATCGGTGTCATCCAGTACAACCATTTCTTCAACAACACGACCGTTAGGGTCGTAAACAAAAGTTTTTTTCATGTGTAATAATTAATTTGATAACTGATGAGTGAAAATGAGAATGAAATTTGGTCAGAGGAGAATGAAATTGATCTTCTCAGACTTCAGGTTGAATTCCTGATCGAACATCTTTTAACCGATGATCAAAAGGCAGAGATGGCCGATTTTAAGGAAAATGCTAAGAAGATGAACCGGAACCTACCAATTGGCGGAGACGAGTTCTAAGCCTGCGGAAAAGGCTTTCTTTGAATATCAGGTGATTTCCGTCGGCCATGCCAACGATCATTTGCCTTTTGTCAGTTGCAATGTAAATACGCCCGGGCTCAAAATTCGGAGGCATGTTTGCTAATTTGCCGCGAGATTGTAGCATTGGAGTTGCCAT